TTCTACTGCCCATACGTTCCTCTCCAGATGGTTCGTGCCGTTGGTGAGAACAGCTTCCAGCCTAAGATCGGATTTAAGACCCGTTACGGCATGGTTGCTAACCCATTCGCAGAAGGAACCAACCAGGGTCTTGGTCGTCTTCAGACCAACCAGAACCGTTACTACAGACGTGTTGCTGTTAAGAACCTCATGTGAGTTCTGCCTTACAAAAGGTTTATTCAGAGGGTCTTCGGACCCTCTTTTTTTATCTAAATACTTAGAAAACCATCATGTCAAAACAGATTGAAAATAGGAACTTCTTAGCTCCTACTGGTTTTAAGTTTACATTAGATAAGAGTCCAAAAGTTGCTTTCTTTTGCAATCAGGCAAATATACCCGACTTAAACTTAGGTGTTGCTGTTCAACCAACATATCTTAAGGATATCGATCAACCTGGAGATAAGTTGCAGTTTGGTGATTTAAGTATTCGTTTTCTTGTTGATGAGAATCTTGAAAATTACATGGAAATACAGAACTGGATGAGAGGTTTGGGATATCCAGAGAAGTTACAACAAATTTATGATTTACAGAAGACTGGAAACAGGGCTTTAGATACTCCATCAAGATCAATGGACAATGTTTTTTCTGATGGAACTCTTCAGGTTTTATCCAGTAGCCTTGTTTCAAAGTTTCAAATTAAGTTTCAACGATTGTTTCCATACACATTGACAACTTTATTGTTTGATGCTACAGACAATGATATCCAGTACTTTACAGCAGACGTTTCTTTCAAGTATACTTACTATGAAATAACTGATTTGTCTGGCACACCTCTATGATGATTGATCTTGATACTATACAAAAAATGTGGAGTGAAGATGCGAAGATAGATCCCGATAATTTGCATACAGAATCTTTAAACATTCCGTCACTTCATGCAAAATATTTTGACCTTTATAATACCATCTTTCTCTTAAGAAAAAAAGCAGAGCAACAGAAAAGAAATATTCGTCATGAAAGATATGAGTATTATTCTGGCAAGTCTGATCCAGATGTATACATTGACAATCCCTTTCCAAAGAAAATCAGAGATAAAGATACTATGCAAAAGTATCTTGATGCAGATGAAAAACTTTCAACTGTATGTCTGAAGATTGATTACTACGATACGATGTTAGTTTACATTGAAAGCATTCTTAAAATGATTCAGAACCGAACATATCAGATTAAAAATGCTATTGAATATCAAAGATTTATGTCTGGACTGGGGTAAATAAATACTCATAGCAATACAAATTGTTATGATTACAAGTGCCTCGAATGCTAACCTGATAATTCAAAAGTCTAACGAAGTATTTTTAAGAGTAAAAACAGAACCTCATATTGAATATGAACTAAGAGATCATTTCAAATTTGAGGTTCCAAATGCAAAGTTTATGCCCCAGTACCGTGGAAGGAATTGGAATGGGGAGATTCATTTGTATGATATGAGATCAAAGCAGATCTATGTAGGCCTGCTGGATAAGGTAGTATCCTTCTGTAAGCAATACGGATACACTTATCATTTTGAAGAGAATAAATTTTTTGGAGACCCTTTTGAAGTCAATGAAATGATTTCATATGAGGGTGTCAAGGATTACATGAAATCTATTTCTGTTCATGAGCCAAGGGAGTATCAAGTAGAAGGAGTCTATGATGCTTTAAGGCATAATAGAAGGTTACTGATAAGTCCAACTGCGTCAGGTAAAAGTCTGATGATTTACGCCCTCTCGCGTTATTATGTGGATAACCAGAAAAGAATTCTTTTAGTTGTTCCAACGACATCTCTAGTAGAGCAGATGTATAAGGACTTTGAGGATTACGGATGGGATGCTGAGTCATATTGTCACAAGATTTATTCTGGAAGAGATAAGGATGTAAACAAACCAATCATTATTACAACATGGCAATCTATCTATAAGTTAGAGAGATCCTGGTTTGAGGACTTCGATGTTGTAATTGGTGATGAGGCTCATCTATTTAAGTCAAAATCACTTATCCAAATTATGACAAAGTTGCATACTGCAAAGCACAGATTTGGATTTACTGGAACATTGGATGGAACTCAAACTCACAAGTGGGTTCTAGAGGGTTTGTTTGGACCATCATATAAGATTGTTAGAACTAAAGAACTTCAAGAGAAAGGATATCTATCAAAACTTGATATTAATTGTTTGATTCTAAAGCACCCACCACAGAAGTTTGAGAAGTATGAAGATGAGATTCAATATCTAATTAGTCATGAACAGAGAAACAACTTCATTAAGAAATTGGCTCTAGATCTAAAGGGAAACACTCTTGTTCTTTTCAGTAGAGTTGAGTCTCATGGTGCAGTGCTCTATGAAAAGATAAATAATGATAAGCAAGGTGAACGTAAAGTATTCTTCGTCCATGGAGGAGTTGATACTGAACAAAGGGAGTTAGTTAGAGAAATTACTGAAAGAGAAAATAACGCAATCATTGTTGCATCTTATGGAACTTTTTCTACAGGTATTAATATTAAAAACCTCCATAACGTTATCTTTGCCTCACCAAGTAAATCGAGAATACGAAATTTACAATCTATTGGAAGAGTACTTCGAAAAGGAAAAGATAAAACTAAAGCAGTCCTCTATGACATCGCTGATGATTGTTCAACTAAATCAAGACGAAACTATACTCTAAACCATTTCATTGAGAGAATTAAGACCTATAATGAAGAAAAATTTAATTATGAAATAATCACCATACAACTAAAAGGAAAATGATAGAAGATGATTTTTACGCAACAATCAAATTAAAGTCAGGAGAGGAGATCTTTGCAAAAGTAGCAGCCTCAGAAGAAGAGGATAGAACTCTCCTGATTGTAACTAATCCAATTAACCTGATAGAAGTTAAAAGTAGATCTGGGGAAATATCTGGTTATAAAATTGAGCCCTGGTTAAAAACAACAACAGAAGATATGATTATTCTTAACATGGATGATGTATTGACATTGATCGAATCATCTGATATTGAAATGATCTCCATGTATCAGAATTACGTAAGGCAGTCTGATACAAATCCCAAATCAAATAATTGCAAGATCGATAGGAAGATGGGATATCTATCTTCTGTATCTGATGCTAAAGAGATACTAGAGAAGATTTATAAAAAAGGCTAAGCTCTCATCTTTAACCCTAACAAAGGTATTCTACTGTTAATTTGATACCTTGTCAACTATTTGTTAAAGTGGTATAATCTATACATAATAATGATGAAAACTTATGATTACTACAGCAGTCATGGCCAAAAGAAAGAGGTCAGAGCATTACGTCAACAACAAAGAGTTTCTTGCAGCTCTAATTAAGTATCGTGAAGATATTGAAATTGCTGAGATTCAAGGAAAGCCAAAACCAAGAATCACGAATTACTTGGGAGAGTGCTTCCTAAAGATTGCAACTCACTTATCATTCAAACCAAACTTTGTCAACTATATGTTCAAAGATGACATGATTTGTGATGGCATTGAAAATTGCGTTCAGTATATTCATAACTTCAATCCTGAAAAATCCCAGAATCCATTCGCTTACTTTACTCAGATTATTCACTACGCATTTCTGAGACGTATTCAGAAAGAAAAGAAGCAACTGGAAATCAAAAACAAGATTCTTGAAAGAACTGGATTTGATCAGGTATTTGACGACAACAATACGGTTGACGGATCCAACTACAGCGACTATAATAGCATCAAGGACGCTGTACACTCTAAGCTTCGTTATTGAATGAAAGTCGCAATTATTACCGACCAGCACTTCGGAGCAAGAAAGAATTCCAAACTCTTTCATGATTATTTTCTGAAGTTTTATAATGATGTATTTTTTCCAACCTTAGAAGAGGAAGGAATTACTACGATTGTGGATATGGGAGATACCTTTGACAGCCGTAAAGGTATTGACTTTTCTGCTCTATCTTGGGCAAAGAACAACTATTATGACCGTCTCCAAGAGATGGGAGTAAAGGTTCATACAATTGTTGGTAATCATACAGCATATTATAAGAACACTAATCAAGTAAACGCAGTTGATTTGCTATTGCGCGAATATGACAATGTAACCGTTTACTCAGAACCAACTGAAGTGGTGTTGGGTAAATTGCCTGTACTTTTTATACCTTGGATTAATCAGGAAAATGAAGATAAAACTTTTAAACTTATTGAAAAGACAACTTGCCCGTGTGCGATGGGGCACCTTGAGCTCCAAGGATTTAGAGTTAATAAACAAATCGTCATGGAGCACGGTTTGGAGAGCAAACTATTTGGTAAGTTCAGTAGGGTCTACTCGGGACACTATCACACTAGATCGGATAACGGGGTAGTATATTATCTCGGAAACCCATATGAAATGTTCTGGACAGATGTTGGAGACACCAGAGGATTTCATATTTTTGATACGGAGACAGTAACTCATGAGCCTGTAAATAATCCTTTCAGATTGTTTCATAACATTTACTATGAGGATACAAACTATCAGACTTTTGATACTCGTGAGTATGAGAATAAAATTGTAAAGATTATTGTTCGCAAAAAATCTGATACTAAAAAGTTTGAAAAGTTTGTTGATAAACTTTACTCTTGTGGAGTCGCTGAGTTAAAAATTGTAGAAAACTTTGCAATTCAGGAGTCTGAAAACTTTGAAGTTTTTGAATCCGAAGATACTCTTTCTATCTTGAATAGATATATTGAGGAGGCAGAAGTAAGTCTTGATAAATCAATCGTTCAAAAGATGATTCAAGAAATTTATCAGGAAGCGTGTGAAATGATCTAGTATGTTTATTATCACGATAAATGGCAGAGAAACCGAAGGAGCTTATTCAGTAAGAAACGAAGAAGGTGAGCAAATCCTTTACTTGTTTGAAGAAGAGGATGATGCGGTAAGATATGCTATGATGCTGGAAGAAAGTGGTTCTCCAGAAATGCATGTTATTGAAATTGATGACGATTTAATGATAAGAACATGTGAAGTTCATTCATATCAGTATGCTATTATCACAAAAAATGACATTGTAATTCCTCCTGACACTGAAAATGATTTTATTTAAAACTATTAAATGGAAGAACTTCTTAAGTACTGGTAATCAATATACAGAAGTTGACTTTACAAAAAACAAAACAAATTTGATCATCGGAACAAATGGTGCAGGTAAGTCTACCGTTCTAGATGCTCTTACATTTTCTTTGTTTGGAAAACCATTCCGCAAGATTAATAAACCTCAACTTATCAATTCTGTAAACGAAAAGGATTGTAAGGTTGAGGTTGAGTTTTCTATTGGCAATACTGAATGGAAAGTAGTCAGAGGAATCAAACCTGCCATTTTTGAAATATGGAGAAATGATTCTGTATTAGATCAATCTGCAGCTGCACTTGACCAGCAAAAGTGGTTAGAGCAAAATGTTCTTAAAATGAACTATAAGTCATTCACCCAAATCGTAATTTTGGGTAGTAGCACATTTGTTCCTTTTATGCAATTGTCTGCTGCAAATCGCAGAGAAGTAATTGAAGATTTACTTGACATCAAAATCTTCTCTTCTATGAATTCTCTCATCAAAGAAAAGATTCGTTCTGCCAAGGAAGAAATCAAAGTTTTTGAACTCAAGAAAGAATCTCTTCTTGATAAAGTTAAGATGCAGGAAGAGTTTATTGAAGAACTTGAGAATCGTGGTAAAGATAATATCAATAACAATAATCGGAAAATAACCGATTTAGATAAAGAAATCGAACAATATATGAGTGAGAATAGTTCTACAGAAGAGCCTCTTCGAGAACTCATTCGTGAGCAAGATGCTATCAC